CTATTTTGGCACATTTATGGGACGAGTGGGGTATGATCCCACAACCTTAAGATTAAAAGTCTTTTGCTCTACCAATTGAGCTATCGTCCCGAGTTTATGGGTTGGGTGGGGAACGATCCCACGACCTAATGATTAAGAGTCATTTGCTACTACCAACTGAGCTACCAACCCGTATTTATGGCTTCGGACGGAATTGAACCGCCGACACAAGGATTTTCAGTCCTTTGCTCTACCAACTGAGCTACAAAGCCGAAAAGTAGTCCTATGGAGAATTGAACTCCAATCTCCGGCGTGAAAGGCCAGCGTCATAAACCATTAGACCATAGGACCGTATGTGGTGCCCCGAACCCGGTTCCAACGGGTACGCTCATTACGAGCAGAAGCTTTTGAGGCTTCCGTGTCTTGCTGTTCCACCATCGGGGCTTGTTTGTTTTACTTATCTATATTAACTTCTCTACGAAGAACTGTCAACAACTTTTTTATGTTTTAACCATTTTCTTATGGCATTATCTGAAACACCATATTTCTTTCCCACTTGAACATAACTTGTTGTTTTTAGTTCTTCAAGTAATTGTTCTTGTGAGGGTCTATCTCTAACTTTTCTTGACGCATATTTAAAACATTCTTGAGAGCAGTAATCAAAATTAACATTTGAAACTACGCTTTCACATACCAAACATTTTTTATCGCTTTCTGTCACTTTAACAATAAACACAGGAGGAATTTTACTTTTTTGATCTACCAAGCTTTTTATCAATCTTTTTGCTCTTCTATAATTTCCACCATTTTCTAAATCAAACTTTGCTAATGCTTGTCTGATATTTGGTGATTCTAAAAGAGCTTTCTGTAATTCATCATCGGATACAGAACGCTTATTACTATTTCTTGCACAAAATGTATCAGTCTGAGAATGGCAACTAGGACACAACCATCTTAAATTTTCCAATCGATGATCTTTTCTGTCGCCGTTTATGTGGTCTAACTGTAGATTAATTGGTTTATTATTCCAAGTATCAATGACTGTGCAACCATCAGCTTCGCATCGGTATTCTTTTAGCTTTCTTTTAATCAGAAGCTTACGAACATATGAAGGCGAAGCATTACTATTTTGAGTGAATATAAGTTGTGAGCTTTTTTCTTTTCTTAATCTTTGATCTTCTAATGCTGTTTTATCTTTGGACCACAATTGTCCTGTCCAATGGGACGTATCAATTTTATTGTTATTTAGGTATTGTCTTAACCTTGTAGCATTTCCACCACTATCGCAAAGATTTAACTTGCGACACATTTCAGCAGAACTGAAAACATTATTTGCTAAGTCTTGTATTTCTTCAATTGTTAATCTTTTAAGAATTTTCATTTGGTAGACTCTCCATTCACTAATAAATAGTCTACCAAATGTTCAAACGACTATGTTATTTGTTTTTAAATGGTGGCTCTTGAGGGTCACGATCCCTCAATCCCGAAAGGGCGGCAGATTTTCTTACCACTATAGCTTTCGCTACCATTTCTGTTTGTGGTCTGGACTATACCTTAACCCTCGTCTTTCTCGTTAGGGTCCGTGCCGTCTAGTCTCTACACCTTCATCTTACGATGCTTGGCTCGGTATTGCCTCGCTTTCGCAGGGGTTTCACCGAATTTGACACGATTCACATTAGAAGTTTCTTTCTAAGTGCTCAAATTTTATAGCTAAAGTCTGCTGTGTATACCAATTCCACCAAAGAGCCAATTTAGCCCTGTCTTTCCAGAGTGTCAAATCGTGATTGAGATAGGGGACGCGACCCTTCTACTCAAAACAGTCCTTACGATTATTGGAATGTGGTCGGGGTGGGAGGGCATGATCCTCCGACTTCCACTTTATAAGAATGGCACTCTGACCAACTGAGTTACACCCCGTAAAGTGCAGTCGTCATTTTGTGAGTGACTTATATTCGTCAAGTGATAGTCTAACTGTTTCTTACATACTCAATCTAACCTTTACTCTGTCTCCTGTCAAGAAGAATCTTTTAGTTGATTCTCAGCAGCTTTTTTTGCCCAATAACCACGAGGAGGTTTATTCACCCCATAAGCTTTAGCCCATTTTTCAACTGCTTTATCAGATACACCAAAACGGGCAGCAACCTTTATTGTTGGCATTTCCCATAAAAGACTTGTCAGTTCCTCTTTTGAAGGTCTAACTACTTTTCTTGTTTTGTATCTGGATTCTTCTGTCAATGATTTAGTTATTTCTTTTCCAAAATCTTTATATGTTTTTTTATTTGCTTCATCAGTAAAGTCTATAAAATCTTCCCACCAATAAAAAGGTGTTGGAGAATTTCTTACTTCTGTCGCAATTGTAATTCCTCTAAACTTTACTGATGGGTAAACTATCTTGTCTATTGATGGAAGAAAAACACCATAATAATCAAAATCATCATCAGAGTATTTTCTTTTGTGACTTCCATTTTTATCAGTCCAAGACGTTTCTCCAACAATATCACCATTTGAAGAATACTTGCATTGTATTCTTTTTGTTATTCCATCTTTATATGCAATAATGTCAAAAGGTAAAGATTCACAAACTACAGGAGTAAAGATAACATAACCTTTTTTTACAAGGTCAGCAATTACTTGAATTGCACCTATGTCACCTTTCATTTTATTTTCTGGTATCACGTTCGATTCTCCTCGTTTCTATAATAATAAGTAGTATTATCTTACAGAAACGTCCTATTTTGAATCGAACTTTTTTAAGTAAGTAGCACGGGCAGTTGGACTCGAACCAACATAATCCAATTACGGTACCGAGAGGTAGAAACTCTGGCCGGTATGCCCGCATATTCACGCAAGGACTTCAACCTCGCTGCTTTCTTCTTCTCTAACTTAATCTCTTTCGGATGGAGTGTCAAGAAGTTTTTTCTTTCGCGGAGGGCTTGAACCTCTCATTCTCACCCATCCAATCTATCCTCTTTCCTCTCAGCCGTCAATCTTTTTCTTCAACTTTCTTTTCTAACCACTCTTCGGCTTCTTGTCTTGTATTGAAAACTACATCTTCTTCAATGTCATTCATATCAATTCCTAACCAGTTGCCAGTATACTCCCAACAAGAACCACACTTGCAACCTGCTTGAATTCTATAATCTGGTTCAATGATAAAGCGTTTCATTCCTCAACCCAGTAAGCCCAATTGACAGCAATAAAATCATCAATTGCTTCTTGTTCATCTTTGTAACTAAAACCATGACGGTCAGCATAATCATTCATTTTATTTAGGACTTCCTCGACGGAAAGACGAATGGCTTTATCGGAACCATCATCATAAGGCTCATGGTATTGAAGGTATTTCATGTTCCTATCTTATGCTCTCTCGCTATCTCCGTCAAGGAGTTTCTTTGCTAATCTTCTTCCAATCACTTTCCCAAATTGTAACAAGATTAAAGCCATGTGATTTAATTAATCTTGAACGTCTTTGGGTTTCTTTAAGAAGTTGACCAAATGTTTTTTTATTAACTTTATTTATTTCATTTAGATTAAATTTATTTGGATTTCCATGCCAAAAATCGCCCAAATATTCAATAATTGTATTTGTTTCTGGATCATAACCATCAACTTTAATTATTATACCTCCAAGATTAAACACCCTTTCTCTTGTCTCTCCCATTATGTTTGGTATTCCAAGATGATCAAGGTATTCCTGAGATGCTTTTGAAATTGACTTAGAACATTTAGGACAATCTTGACCATTTAAATGGTTGGTTGGTGTTTGTTTAAAATCACCATGAATGGGGCAGGTAATGATTACTTTTGTGTGACTATGACTATACTCCACTTTTGAATAATCATAAAAGCCATTATGCTTTAATGTGGCTTCTTCAACAAATTGTTGTGTTGTTTTTGTTAATAATTTTCCATAACATTTAGAACAACCTTTACCTTGTAAATGGCTGCTTGGTGTTTGTTCAAAATCTCCATGAGTAGGGCAGGTAATGATTACTTTTGTTCCGTCACCCTTGTAATCTACTTTTGAATAATCATAAAAGCCATTATGTTTTAATGATGCCTCTCCAATAAATTGTTGTGTTGTTTTTTTTAAATTTCTAGAACATTTAGGGCAACCTCTGCCTTGTAAATGATTAGATGGTGTTTGTTCAAAATCTCCATGAATAGGACAGGTAATAACTACTTTTGTTCCGTTACCCTTATAATCTACTTTAGAATAACTGTAAAAACCATTATGCTTTAATGTTGCTTCTTCAACAAATTGTTGTGTTGTTTTGGTTGTTTTTTCTATTATTTTTTCTATACCACATTTAGAACAACCTTGACCTTCTAAATGGCTGTTTGGTTTTTGTTTAAAATCACCATGAATGGGGCAGGTAATGATTATTTTTGTGTGAGCATTCTTATAATCTACTTTTGAATAATTATAAAAGTTATCATGTTTTAATGATGCTTGTTCAATAAATTGTTGTGTTGTTTTTAATAACGTTCCAGAACATTTAGGGCAACCATGACCTTTTAAATGATGATGTGGTGCTTGTTCAAAATCACCATGAATAGGACAAGTAATGACTACTTTTGTTTTATCATTCTTGTAATCTACTTTTGAATAATCATAAAAGCCATTATGTTTTAATGATACTTGTTCAATAAATTGTTGTGTTGTTTTGGTTGTTTTTTCTACACCACATTTAGAACAACCGTAACCGTATAAATGGTTGGTTGGTGTTTGTTCAAAATCACCATGAATAGGACAAGTAATGATTACTTTTGTGTAAGCATTCTTATACTCCACTTTAGAATAATCATAAGAACCATTATGTTTTAATGTGGCTTCTGCAATAAATTGTTGTGTTGTTTTTTTTGCTGACATTGTATCTTTGATTACACTTCAAATATAGTGTAAGAGAATTGGAATGTCAAATAATATTATAGTCTAAATATTTTTTATATTATTCAATAGGATTTGCAGCTACAAATTTATCAAGTATTGCGTTAGACTGTGCATTTTCACTTTTTACAAGGATATATTCTGTTGGCCTACTTACCTCTTCACAAATACGAGAAAATAAGAATGGAACTTCCTCGCATGTTTCTGATTCTTATGATTATGTCCCACGATTCTATTCTTTGCGGTCAGAATAAATAAGTCTTTTGTATAAAAACCTAATTCCTCTGCTTTATTTATAATATGAACGTGGCTCAACCATTGTTTTCCAGAGCTAACTGTATCTTGACATTTGAAGATAAGCACTCCATCCACATTTAGAACTCTATGGAATTCTGCAAGACACTTATCATACCAATTCCAAAGGTCAGAAACATAAGGGAATCCGTGGAATCTCTCGCCCATAATACCTGTAGGCTTTTCTTTTGTATGTCCTGCAATAAATGGAGGGTCAAACATAATAGAATTGATACTATTATCGCTCAACCATAAACTTCCAGCATCAGATCGAATAGTGTCTGAAGATTGAGGAAATAAGTCTGATTTAATTTTAGGTTGTGGAATATTCTTATAGAAGTTGCCTTTGCTGTACGTAGGGTCAAGGTCAATACCGTTTGGACAATGAAGGGAAAGAATATCTTTTATTAGATTCTCTTGATTGTCATTGATTGTTTTTATCATATTTCCTCAAGGTATGAAGCATTTCCTCAGAGCAATCTTGTATATCAAACCAGAAAACTTCAAAGTAATCAAATGTTTCATTAGAATTTAAACCAGTAATTACCCCGACAGATTTCAACAAAGAATCGTCATGGTCTGGAAAGCAAACTAAATCACCAATTTGAAAATTTGCTGGTGTATATCTAAGAAGTCGTTTATCTATTTTCTTCTTGGTTGCTTTCATACGGTCCTTCGGAATCAAAGATAGGATATTTCTCACAATCTTTGAGCATCATTTTTAAAGTATAATTCACCAACACCATAACGCCACTTCATTAATATTTTCCGTTAGAAATATAAGTTGCTACAATAAAACCAACAATTATTGGAATTACAAAAATAGTTAAAAACACAATTCCATAATAAAAATTCATTGTGGACTCCAATGCTTAGAACATCTTGCTTCGTAACTATCAGCAGCACCAACTAGGATTTGATCGGTTGAATTTACTACTCTTTGTGAACGTGTAGCATCACACCCGCACCATGTACAAACCGCTACTACTTTAGTAACCTTATCGGCAAGTGCAAGTAAGTAAGGCATACTACCAAATGGATTGCCCTTAGAATCAAGGTCCAACCCAGCTACATAAATATCAAATGTATTCCAAGTATTTAGGTCTTGAACAATTGTCTCAATATTTTTAGAAAAGAATTGAGCTTCATCAATACCAATAACATCAACAGTATTACTTCTTAAGAAATCGTAAATCTCGTTTGGATTCGTGATACAAACACATTTATACTTTAGGCCAGAATGAGAAGCAATTTCATGTTCTGAGTACCTATTATCAATTGCTGGCTTGAAAGCAACAATTCTCTTCTTGGCGTAGGAAGCACGGTTAAGTCTGTGAATTAGTAATTCGGATTTACCCGCAAACATACCTCCACAAATTACTTCAAGCATCTTCGTTATCCTTCTTTTTGCTGTTCAAGATTTTGTTTTCTTTTGATTTTGGTAGATTTTCATAAGCAGTTAAAAACTCGCTTTGTTTATCAAAGAATTCAATCAATTTTCCAAGTTTAGCATCTATACGAACAAACATATATACAAGGAAAGCAATAAAAATAAAATAAGCAGTTACAATCATTTAAGCTCCGAAACTAATGTAAGCCAATCTTCATAAGCGTCAGTAACCTTTGTACTATCAATTAAAACATAGATTGTATATTTTATTGAGATTCTTTGCGTAGGGTCTATTATTATATCAGAAATAACACCATAATATGAATCAACAGAAAGATCAAGTAATACAAAATCTCCTATTTCAAATTTTGGTATTAATTGTTGAGCCATTATGAAACAAGACAACAATTACTATTTACATAGCTGACAAGAAGTTTGAAACACTTATTGAAACCACCAAAAGAAAAATACTTACGATTAGAATAATAGATATTTTCGCCCATAGGAACGACAATAAAACGCTTATCTCCATCATGCCCAAGGATAAGTAGAGTATCAGACTTAGTAGTAACTTCTCTCTTCTTTAGTCTTGTCTCATCGTTGTATGGGTCATGCTCACGAACATCGCTAATGGTCTGAACATTACACTTAACAATATCACCAATCCTAAACGTCCTTGTCTTCTTAGCCATTTTTCTTTTTCCTAATACTAAATGGTTTGATTTCATAATCATAACACGTAGTTTGTAATCCGTCAAACCATTGTACATCAAAAATCTGTCTACACATAAGATCTGAATAACCTACAAAACAAATAATTCCATAATGGTTATCTGAGTCATGATCTAACATGGTTCTAAAGGTTCTGTTGCACTTTACTATGTCACCAATTTGATATTTTCTTTTCATGTAATACCAAAAAGCCTCTGACTTTGTGAATCAGAGGCTTATTCGTTTATTAATTAGTTATCAAGTGTGTCGTTTAGAAAACGCTGAAGTACCTTAGCCTCTCGGAGATTCATGTGGACAGTATGACCATCTACACGCCAATCATCAGATTTAACAGTAATGCTAAGTTTGTTACTTCCAGCTTGCTTATCGGTATTACCAGAAGAAAGAAAAAATACAGAATTTTCAGTTTCACGAAATTTACGAACAGAATCCATTTTATACTCCATTGTTTAGAAAAGTAAACCAGCCAAAATTACTGGCATTAATACAAGAGCAGCAATAAGAACTGCTAAAACAAACTTATCCATTTGTTACCTCTTTAAAAGAATGAAAATTTAATATAGCCAAAAATGATTGTGAAAATTATATTGAAGAACAAAACAAAGATTGCTTTGATTAGGGTGTCAAGCACAAAACTTTTGAAGAGCATTTTCATAATTTTATAAATAAACTTGTAATAGATAAAAAATGAAGGCTTTCGACTGTTCTCGCCGTCTGCTCACTATTCCTATATACTTTCATCATAACCTCTGCCTTGCTTTGTGGCAAGGTATCCGACGTATCAGATTTAACGAGGTCACAAGAGAGCCATGATAACAGGACAAATTCATGGAATACTCATGATTTATTTGCTATTAGCCTTCAAACTGTAACAGCAACTAATTAATCTACAACAAGGGGTTTATTTTAATTACTACAAGTTTATTTATAAAATTATGACGTTGCACCCCTGTATAAGAAAAGGTATTTTTCTGGGATTATCGTATCTTCAAATTGCGTATACATATTAAACGTAACCTTGCTTATAGGTTTGACAACATATTTCTTTTCTTTCTTTCTAAATTCTCTTGTAGCAGGTTTAATTACAAGCCCGACCCACCTATTTTCTTTTAGAAACCTATGAGTTAATTCACCAGTTACATAAACAAGATCACCAATATTAAACTTGGGATCATCAAAATACGCATCAATAGCCCTCTTAACATATTTATTCTCTACTAAAATTTTATATTGTTTACGAGTCGGTACAATGTCATTAGGATTTCTTTTAGCACTTTTAATTATTTTATAGTGCTTCATGAACATACGCCTAAAACCTTTTGTACCGGAGAAATAGGTTGAATAATACTCACAAGCCATTTGAAAGCTTGATTCTTTTTGTAAGTTCCATTCTTTCAACCAATCTTCGTGTTCTTTGTTCTTTTTGTTTAACCTTGCCTCTATCTTTGTCAACGTAGATAGTTGTCGTTCGGTTAAGGTTGTTATGTCCTTAAAAGAATTATAAAAATTACGTTCCCAAGCCAATAGTTTTTGGTCTTTTAACTTATCCATTCTTATTGAGATTTGTTTTCTAAGTTTTGTAAGGGTCATAATATTTCTCAACAAACTCTTTGGTTCTATTGAACTTTATTAAGTTATCATTATCAAATAGATTTGTCAAGATATAATGTTCAAATGGATTTTTAAGATAATCAAGAACAATACATATAATAATATGATTATTTTTATTTTCTAACGTATAGTACATTGGATTTATTACAATTAAATCTCCAACATTATATCTTTGTGTTTCCATTTATAACTTTTGCATTCTTAATTAAATATTCTTTAGGTAGTTTAATTGTATCTGTATCTGTGTAAATTCTGGGGCTTCTTGGGTTTAGAGGGCGTAAAACCACCAAATCACCTTCATCTGCTTCTATAATAAAGACTTCTTTTTCTTGTAAAACATCTTGGGCACTTCCGACGTATCTAAATGTGTGTTCTACCAAGTCGCCCTTTTGCATGATGATTATTCCCCTTTCGTGTTTCTACAAGCGTACTTATCGCTTTCCTTCTTGCGGTCTTTGAAAACACGCTTAGAACCACGCCACATAGAGGGAGTACCACCATTCTCAAAGAAATGACGGCGAGCAGAACCCTTTTCCATCTTACGACTATTCTCAGACATAATTAAGACCTTTATTGCATATTGTGAGTTTTAAACAGCTTTTGTGTATAGTGACAAAAAACATCCATACAACACCAGTAAATAGTATTATATGGTTCATTCTTCAAAGTTTCTACAATTTTAGGATGGACTTCTGCTTCCAATGTTTTCTTCGTAAGGGAAAATTTAATTATTGGGTGTTTGAAAAACATAGTGTACTAAATCATCCTCATATTCCCAACGCATCCTTTCAAATTTAACCCAATATACTTTTGATATATTCGTTGGTGTTGAAGTTAAATTATTTTTTGTTATTAATTTATCTTTTGTATCCTCGTCTGAGTCGTTTGTCAAGCCATGAGGGAAAACAAACAATTGTTCTAACTTATCTACTATTATACCGACTCCAAAATTATCTATTTCTTCTACAAAATAATTCTTTTGTCTAATCAATCTTTTCCGTTTCTTTCTATCAACAATGGTTACAAGGTCACCAATTTGAAACTTATTATGCATCGCCAACGTATGTAGAACGCTTGAATAAATCCTCAATGAATTTTCTTTCAGCTTCCTGCATCCTTTGAAAATCTGCTTGTTTCAACTCCTCAAGATAATCCCATAAAAGCTCATTCTCGGATCTAATATAATCCAGTTCTTCCTGCAACTTCTTTATTATTAGATCTTTATCTTCCATTTTAGTGTCCTGTATAGTTTATCTTTAGAGATTGTTTACCACCTTTTCTAAACTTACCACCCTTTTCTCTTGCTCCAAAATTTGCAATCATCGTGTCAATATTCTTCTTATCATCATCGGAAAAACCAATTTGAATTTTAGCTCCTTTTGATGCATGTTTTCTTATGGACTTAGCTTCTTTGTTTACATATTCAATAAAATTTTTTAGTGCTTCTACTTTTAATTGTTCTGGGTTGGCAGCACTTCCACCACCGAATGATACAGGATAAAATTTACATTTGTCAAGATAATCGTCTACTAATTCTTCTGCACCCATTTCTTTTGTTACGCCATAAAGTTCATTGAATTTTTTGATGCTTTCAAGAACCTTATTTGTCTCTATACCACTAAAGCCAGAAAGAATATAATATTTGCAAGCTTCTCTAAGGATTGTTGGAGTATGACCTCTTGCAGTAATTATAGCAAATAAAGAAGCACCCTCAACACATTCTTTGAAATCTTTGAAAGCAGGAGCGGTTTTAGCGGTTTTTATATCTTCTAAGAATTGTTTATCTCCTTGAACTCTAAAGTTTCTAAAAGGATTCTCAGCATAATCTTTTATTATCTTTCCTTCATATGCAAACTCTTCTTTTCCTATCTTTTCTCTGTAAGTTGCAAAAGCGTGAGTTGACATACCAACTTCATTTCCAGTATTATCAGCAAGCATAATCTTGGTGGGCATGAATACAACATTATCGTCCCAATCGAAAGCGTAGTATTTTAAATCTGGTCCTTGATCGGTAATTCCCTCGTTGACAAACTGCTTCCAACCATTTAAGATTTGAGTGTATTTCATCTTACTAATCCTTTATTCTTTCTTGCATACTCTTTTAATAATCTTCTAAATCTTTCTTTTTTAGTTTCTTCTATCTTTCTAATAGCTGTTACAAGCTCTTGTGCTTCACTTTCTCTTACTGCCTCAGAGAAAGTTTCCATAGCTAAATCCTCAAGCATTTCTTTATTTTGTACGATTCCATTTAAAACAGCTAAACTGTTTAATACTCTTTCTTCGTCAGATTGGTTGTCTATTTCAATTTTTAAATAAAAGTCAACTCTTACTTTAGAAGAAGTACCTGCAACAACGGGCAATTTTGAAACTGCACTTTCTGCATTTACAGAGTAAACTCTAAGTGTTGGTTGCATATTTGTATAGAAGAAATTTTCAACAAATTCTTTATCTCTTGCAGCAGGAATATCCTTGAATAAAGGCATTTGATTTCTTATTTCTCGTTGAACTTGGTCAATTTTATTATTAATATTTAAATAAAATATTGATTCAAATGTACTTTCAATAGCCCTTACTTTATTTGTGTTTTCAAATTTTCCGCTATATGGAAAGGTAAATACAAATAATGGAACTTTAGAATAAGTGAAAATATCTCTATTTCCTTTTGATTCATATTCAAAATCATCATCTTCTAAGATACTATTTTTTAGTTCGTCAATTTGGTCTTTGTATTTCATTCTTGCAGAAGGAACTATTAGGCCAAATTGAGATAAATGGTCGATGAAGGATTGTGCTCCATCTTTCATATTATCAAAATATCCTATAAATGTTCTCATATCGTCTAATTGATTTTGCAACCATGACAAACCTCTTACACCATAATCTTCTTCATATTCTAACTCTGAGGAAACTCCATATTTAAAATCAGTAATGATAGAATCACCATAAGTACCTATATATATATCATTTAGGTCCATATCTGGGTATTGAAAACTTACATCAAGACCGGGAATGTGGTCCTCTCTTAAATGATTATAGCGAGGAATTTCACCATTGATATATGATTGCATAAGTTCTTCTGATGCAAATAATTTCTTGGGAACACCAAATCTGATTCTTACTGTTACAGAAGCATTTGAAGTTGTATTATTGAGAGGTTCATTGTTCATATCTACTTGAACTCTCATATATTCTGAATTATTGTATTCCCTCTCTAATGACCTAATTCTGTATCTGACCATATCTTCAAATTCTTCTTGAATCCTATCGGAATAATCTGCTTCCTCTGCTTCCGCAAATTCATCTGGATCGCCACCACCGAATTCAATTGAGTCATATTCTAAAGTTGATTGAAAATTTCTAAATTCAAAAGAAGTTAATTTTTCAGACCTGTCTTGGATATCAGATAATTCAACAACAGTACGTATTAATTTCACAAAGTTACTACCTACGTTTTGTTGTCCACCGTCCTCATATTGTCCACCAAATCTTACTAAATCGTTTATTTTTGGTAATACTAATTTACCATCTTTTATAAACTTCTCTTTTTGTAACTCACCAAAATATTTGAAGGTTTGTTCTCTAAAACTTGAGAGTTGTTCACCATATATTCTTTTATCTGGTACAGAATACGATTCTCCTGTATCCGTATTTTCAACTCTTCTAAGACGCAAACGGGCTTCTGGTGCTTCGATATATCCTTTTATACCTCTTTCTCTATCTACGAATATCTCTCCCTTTTGTGGAATAACACCATCTGGAAAGGCTATATCAAATTTCTTTTTATCAACCAAAAAGATAATACCACCACCAGATGCCACTTCTTGTTGACAATTTGAAAAATACTCGCCAGTTGGAGAATGACAGGAGCGTATATTTGAGAAGTCTGACATTCTTAGAACATCAATTGGGTGTCTTGTAAGTATGGTAACAAACCCAACACTACCTACTTCTGGTGGCTGTTCATATCCATAACTTGCTTCTCTACCTAAATCTTCAACTAATTTAAAATTATTTGTGAAGAAGGATTGTCTACCATTTATACCTTTTGCTTTATTGCCTTGCCACCATTCTACTTCATTTGGGTAGTATTTTTGTAATAACTTAAAAAATGGTGTACTTGAAGTTATTACTTTGCCTTTGCTTTTTTCTGTCCTATATCCAAAGTCTAAAGATAAAGAAACTGTATCAACATCTACGGTTGGAATTTCATCACCCTCTCTCCATCCAAGAGGTTTTTTCTTCATTTGAACAGTCTTTTTGATTGAATTCCAAAATGGTTCAAACTCAAGATATACATTTGCTCTTTCACCCGTATCAGTAACTTTTGCTTGTAGGTCATTAATCATTTTAATAATTTTTTTTCTTTCTTTAAATCTAATGTTTTGAAGGATATTTAGAAACTTACCATTATCATCCAAAGAATAAGGCATGATTCTACGAAGCTTTGGATCTTCTGCTGTGCCATTCCCAAAAACTTCGGCAAATGTATCTAATCTACCGCTTTCTGCCATTTCTACAGCACGTTGAAATTTATCAACGAAAAATTGGTTAACTTCAAGAAGTGTTTTATTGCTTTGTTTTGCTCCATATTTGAAATCAGACCATTTTCTCAATAGTAGTTTGTCCATTATTTTATCCTATTATAAATAGATAAAAATAATAAAGGCAGTACTTTTTGTACTGCCTTTAATTCATTTATTTGCTATTTTATGGGTTAGAATCAACTGTATGTCTACCATAATCGTCATCAATTCTTACAACATCGGAAAGTTCAGTTGTAGAAACCTCAACAAGTTGTACTGCTTCATCACGGGCTTCAAACCTATGAACAAGCTTAGTAGGAACATGAAATACATCACCCTCAACCATTTCAACAATAGAAACAGGCTGCGTAGGGTCAACTTGATAATGAAGATAAAGTCTACCAGAAAGGACTCTGATAGTTTCACTTTTGAAATTATGGTATTGCAATGAAAGCCTACTATTAGGATTTATGTAAATAATTTTTCCTACATAATGCTCGGTATGGGCAAATATTTCTTCTGCTCCCCATGCTTTAGAAATATATTTAACTGAATTCATTCTCCTTCTCCAAAAAACATTTTAGACTTTTTTTCATTAGTGAAGAAAATAACTGACATTCTATTATCATTCTTCACTTTGAAATAATAAGGCATTAAATCACCAAGACGCTTTAGTTTATTCTTGCTCTGTGTTTTAGAAAGATAAGAAATACAACCAGTATAGATTTCTTTATCGTTATGTCCCTCTGACCTTAGTTTGTCAATATCTACATTGATACGAGCTACAATTGGATATATAGGACGAGCAGATACTACAGGAAATCTACAAGAAGAATAGGATCCAAACTTTTGTTTTTCGTCCTCTTTTGGAGGAACAATTCCAGCCCATTCAAACATTAGATCAAAAGAACATTCAAATGAGTGGGTTACGCTTGCAAATGGATTTACATAATTATCTTCTTGATTTAGTTTTTCATTAACTTCAAGTGAAGTCTTTTGATCTTCTTCTGCTGTAATAATTTGAATCTTGCCACGCTTAACGGTACGAATAATTGTTGGCTTTGCTTCTTTTATATTCTTAGAACCTGCTGGGCGACCTTTACGCTTAGGTGTGTCTGAAATAGTCGCAGTAGTTTCTACGTTTTGTAAAACTACTGGTGTATCTTTTGGTTTATTTTTTGAACCTTTTGGACGACCCATTATTGCTCCTTCGTGTATGTTGAATTTAGATGATTACCAGCTACCACGGCAACTACTTGAATGCCGGGAAAAAGTTTGTAAGCATCACTAATTGCTTCATTACCACTTTTTGATCCATGAAACATATGTACAACAGTTTTACTTTCTTTATACCCAATAACAGTCCAAACCATGATTACCCCTTTAGAAGTGAACGACGATTGTTGATGTTTTCATAAATATCTGAGACTGTACCAACAACAGTAGTCTCATAAGTTGAAGAACCACGATTGACAACAAGTTTTGTAAAGCTTTTATTTTTTAGTTGTGGTGAAGGTTGATTACTAAAATGAATATCTTCTCTAACCATCACAATATGTTCTGGGTTAACGTAAACATCACGAAACTCATAGGCATCATTTGTGCTACCTACAAATTGTGCTCCGCGACGTTCAATAACTTCTATAAATTTAATCATTTGTTTTCCTCTTATATTTGTATACGTTTTCTTTTAGAACAGCCCAATATTCACCTTCTGCATAAATTTTAGTTAAAGATGAATTTATTTGTCCTAAAAATACACCAACGCAAGGTTGATCTAGCATTTTGCATCTACGTGGTGAATCATAATTGATAGGATCATACAAAAATACACCCGATGGAATGTGGGCCAGATCACCCTCTACTAATTCATTCTCCATCAGATGTATCATTTATATTCTCTGGAATTACTAGAGCTTTAGTATAACCTGATAGAATTGAAGTGCAATCGCTTAAAACTAAATCAACAGAATTAAGTTTTTGACGCATAGATTCTATTTTTTCAATTGCAACAATATAATTTTTATCCTCAATCGCTTTATGAATGGAATCAAGAATCTTTGCATAAGCAATATTAATTCTTAAATCTAAGATTCTACGTATTTCATTTGGTACATCATCAAAATCAACTGTATAAGATAATTTTACTCTCATTCTAAAGTCCTTTCTACAATCAGACTAACCGTATCTACATCTACAGGCAAAGTCTCAAGTGACCTTCTTTTAAAATATGTAATAATTTCTTTACAATACCTTAGCACAGGAGAAATCTTTGGAAGATGATTTAGATAGATTGGGTCAATATAAACAATATTATTAGAAACATTTACACCAACAGGAGTTTCGTCAACAAATAAAACACCCTTATAAGTCCAAAGAATACCAGACTTATTCTTGCGTGGTTTGATTCTTCTATAAGCGTGCTGATTACCGTAAGCAAAAACAAATAAAACATTATCATTTGTTTCTGTAGTGAATTGTTTCTTATTTTGCTTATACCATTTATACAGATTATTTGCTTTAGACATTAAAACTCCACATTAGGAGTATAACCGTTCTATCTTATGTAAGCAAATCCCAAAGTTGTTTTGCTACAATAAGGATTATAGTAGAAGCAAATATCCATATAACTTTGGAATAAGATTCTTTCCAATATTCAATTTCTTTTACTCTAGCATACAATCCTTTTTCTGGATCTTTTAGTTGAATAATGTCAGAGTTTATACCAGTAATTATATATTTTTGCGAATCTAAATCTCTGACTTTAATAAATAAACCATCATTGGGGTCATATAAACTATCTTTCATTCTGCTTATATCTTTGCCTATGTCGTCATTCTTTTCTTTGAGATTGTTGATCATATTCATCATTCTGTCTATTTTTTTATCAACATCGGCAATAGAGCCTTTAATCTCGTCAAATTCAGACATAGTATTACCCCTCCCCAAAAGATAAAGATGTGGCTATTATTAATTAGTTTGATTATTTGATTACAGCATAGTTGGTTGTAATTAATGTACCAGCGGCAGAAGTAGAGTTTTGTACTGCACAACGAGTAACTTTTGCAGGGTCAATAATACCATTTTTAATCATTGCCTTAATTTGGTCAGTTCTAAAATCGTATCCATCAAACCAATCATTTTCACCAGCCATTTGTACCTTTTGGATAATAAGGTCTGGTGAAAGTCCTGCATTTAGGGCCATTTGTTTGATTGGCTCTTGACAGGCTCTAACAACAATCTGAGCACCAAGCTTTTCAGATTCGCTGAGTTCATCGTATTTGATTGTGTCTGAAATTCTAAGAAGAGCCACACCACCACCGGGAAGAATACCCTCTTGTTGTGCTGATTTAACTGCTTCAAGAGCATCTTCAATACGATGCTTCTTCTCAATCATTTCTACTTCTGTTGCTGCTCCTACACGGATAATAGCAATACCAGAAGCCAAACGTGTAATTCTTTCTTGAATTCTCATAGCTTCATGCATATTATCGGTAGCCATAAGTTCTGCTTTTAGGGATTCAATTCGTTGGTCTACTTCTTCATATGAACCCTTTGCACCTACGATAGTTGTAAGATTTTTGGCAATCTCAACGGTTTTAGCACGACCGAAATCTTTAATTTTTACATCACCAAGCTTCATACCAGCAGTTGTAGAAATGTAAGTGGCCCCAACAGCAACAGCCAAATCACGAAGGATATTTCTACGTTCTTCGCCATATCTTGGAGCCTTTACACCTGCAACTTTCATGGTTCCACGTACACAATTCATAATAAGAGCAGCAAGTGCTTGACCTTCAATATCATCTGCGATAATAACAAGAGGTCTACCTTCTCTTGCTATAACCTCAAGAACAGGCAACATTTCTGTAACTGTTTCAAGTTTAAAATCTGTAACAAGAATATAAGGGTCGTCATATTTTACAACACCACGACGTTCATCATTAATAAAAGCAGTTGCAAGATAACCAGAATCAAAGCGAAAACCTTCAACTACATCAAGAGAAGTTTCAACTGAACGTGCTTCTTCAATCGTAATAGCGCCATCTTTACCTGCTTTATCTACAGCGGTTGCAATAAGTTTACCGATACCTCTATCATTATTGGCAGAGATTGTAGCGATATCCTCAATCTCTTGTTCAGAAGAAATAGGAACTGCAATCTCCGCAACTTGCTTCACAATCTGCTCTGCGGCTTTATCCATGCCCCTCTTCAATTCGATAGGGGAAACACCAGCACTAATATACTTCTGTGCCTCACGGAGCATGGCACGGGCTAATACGATGCTTGTAGTTGTGCCGTCACCAGCTTGAGCGGCAGTTTGTTGAGAAGCTTGCTTGATAATTTGAACGCCAACATTTTGAGTTGGGTCGTCTAAATTAATACTGTTCGCAATAGAAACTCCATCTTTTGTTACGATAGGAGCTTTATCTTTTTCATGCAGAATAACGTTTCTGCCTTTTGGGCCTAATGTAGAACAAACTGTATCTGCGAGAATATCAACGCCAAGGGAAATACCTTTGCGTAATTCCTCATGTGAAGTAATGAGCATATAAACCTCTATAATATGGGTGAATGTATTATAATCTTGTTTTAGTAGAAGTCAAGCTATTTTTGACCAGAAATAACAGCATTTAACTCTGACCCTAAAGAATTGACTGAATTTAAAGCATCTTTTCCGATTTCTTTTTCGCCACTTAGAAGATAATTGTTTACTTTATTTGCAACAGCGTTAACCTGTTCAAGAACTAATTTAATTTGTTCATTAAACAAATTAGAATTATTTGTCATAATTTTAGAAACATCTTCAGTAGATAACTCCAATTGAATAGGTTCTGGTATCAGATAATATTCTTTTAAATCTTTTATAGTAAAGGAAAACTGTAGGTCATAAGAATTTTGAAAAACAAGTTCAGAGGCTAGACGCTTTTTTTCATTTTCTAATTCATTGATGATTTCATTTTGCTCATTGTCTGTCGTACTTCTCTTTAAGATATCTATCTTTTTTTGTATATCTCTGATTTGTAATTTTATAGGGTCATTTGTTTCTTGAGCCTTTTTTACATTTTCATATTTTTCTTTTTGACCTTTATTAACCAACAAGTTTTCAAATTGTTGTAAGTTGAATCCAACTGCATAGCTTATAATACCTGTAGTTGACCTCATTTTTTGACTTATTAAATATTTTACCACACCATTTTGAGATTCTCTGAAAAACTCATACATACCATCAATACTACCCGAAATATCTGTATCTGATTTTAATTTTAATGACCATTTTTCTTTACCAACAATTACATCCTCAATTGTGGTTCCTGCTGGCATTACCCCATGAAAGAAATAAGCAATAAATCTTTCATATAATAAACCAGCAGCAGAAGGAGCAGAAGCGTATTCTTTAATCATTTTTAGAATTGATACTGCAAAAATTATTGCTGCAAATACTTTACCCATTTCTTTTTCAGTAATTTGACCTTGCTTTAAACCATTTAAATATTTGACAAATAACACTAATTTTTGTAATGGGTCTGATTGAGAAGCAACAATAGAATCTAATTGTTGTCTTAATAACTTATCAAACTCTTGTCTATCTGGTGCTTCAACACCATCTGATTTTAAAAGTTCATCATATTTTTTCAATGCATCAGTTGATAATACATCTTGTTGTTGTGGTATAAATGTTGGTATTTGTTGCCGTACAACTTCTGCTTCTGTAACTAACACTTCTGCTTTTTCAATTTCCTCAACAAGAGAAAGCAAAGAAGCCAAGCTAAAGGCGTTATTGTCCTCTAGCTTGGTCTTTGGGGTTAGGAATGATTCAACAAGTTTATCGAATTCTTTATTTTGCATATTTATAAATAGTTATGTATTAGAATACTTCGTCAGCAATTCCAAGTTTTACAGCTTCTTCGGCAGAGAGGTATACATTTACCTTTTTATTAATCATTCTTTTAAGTTGTGGAACGGTCATTTTGGTTTCCGCTGCAAGAAGTTTAATATAAGTATCTTGAACATGGCGGATCTCTTGCATTTCGTTTTCAAGATTATGGAAAGAACCAGCATTACCGCCAATAACTGAATGAATCATAACGCGACAGTTCTTACCAATTCTGCGTTGTCCTTTAGTTCCCGATGCGAGAATGAGGACACCAGCAGACATAACTTTGCCGATTCCAATTGTATGAATCTCACAAATCTCTTTAGTTACACGCATCATATCGTAAAGAGAAAGCATATCATCTGCATTACCACCGGGAGTTGAGATATAAAGCTCAATAGGTTCAACAAATGTTTTTTTGTCTCCATCGGGCTTGTCAGGGTCTACAGGCTCTTCAGTTTCTTCAGCGGCAAGTGTAATAAGACCAGCAATAATCTCTGCTACCTTTTTCTCTTCAATCTCTCCATAAAGGCCCATAGAGCGAATATCGTTTTCTGCTGCTGCTGCTGGAAGGGCAAACGATACAAGGGATGGTTTGGTGGATGATTTCTCTGACTGTCCACCACCCTCTTCTACACCATCTGAATCGTCATGTTCGTGTTCTTCAACTTTCTTTTTCCCGCCAAATAGTCTAAAAGCCATTCTGTTCTCCGTTGCTCAATAAGTATAACCATCCTTGTGTGGTACGTCAAATAAAAAGAGCCACACTTTTTTACGGTGTGGCTCAAGTTATACAATAAGGGCTTATTATCTAGTATACAATTACTTTCTTAATCTATTCAATACTCTTTTGAGGGTTTCATTTATAATTTCATCGTTTGTTACAACTTCAACTTCTTGGATAGGAGATTCCTCTTCCTCTTCCTCGCCCTCTTCACCGGGTTCAGCAGAAAGTTCATCACCCCCTTCTTCTGCCTCTTCGCCTTCGGTGTCCATTTCCATATCGCCCATATCCATTTCTTCTTCGCCACCTTCGTCTAAAAGGCCAGCGTCTACAAGAGCAGCTTTGACTGCATCTTTAATCATTGACATAAGTTTATCAACATCTAAAGACATTTCTTCTTTGGAATCAGCTTCACCAGCACCTAAATCCATATCCATTGGCTCTTCGCCACCCATATCGCCCATATCGCCCATATCTTCTTCTGGTGCCATTTCATCTTCACGGGCATAAGCCATTTCGCTGCTCATCATTTCGTTTAATACTTTCTTACCGCCAGTTTTAATGTTAGCCAATTTTGACCAACGATTTACTAGACTCTCTGACAAAAGTTTCTTGCTCATTATTGTATAACTCCTACAAATTTAAATAGTAACTAAAATCACAAAATACTATAAATCTATATCATTTTGTTCTAAAATATCAAAAATATTTTCAATTTCTTCTTGGTCTAGTCCAAAATCTTTTATAATTAGTTCGCCGTCTTCAATTAGCTTTCTATTTTTTGGATTTCTATTCTTATTATATTTAGATTTTTTAAGTTTTATAGAATCAATGAAGTCAAGAAACAAAGGGTCTTTATTTATATAAGCATAAATAATTTCCCGAAAGAACTGTGATTGATTAGGGAAATCATCATTTTTTAATCTGATGATAAAATCAACATGGGTTTTTTCGGGGAACGTTATGAAAAGTTTCTTTAGTTTATCTTCACACATTATCGTCTAGATAGAATATGAGTATCAGATTCTCTTTGTGCTGATGGTGATTGTTTTACAAATTTTGCTTTTGACCAAAGTTGACCAATTGTTCTACAACCAGAATAAGAAAAACCAGAACGAATACCATTTTCAAGTTGTTCAATTATTTCTCTTGTTGCTCCTTTATAGGGGATTGTCGTTGAAATACCCTCAAGAGAAGAAGTTTTACCACGCCAATCCATTTGAGCATCTTTGGATGCCATACCACGATAGACCTTAGATTTACTACCGTTTTCTTGTACAATAATTTCACCCGGCGTATCCGAGGTTCCAGCCAAAAGTGAACCAAGCATGGCAAAATCACCGCCCACAGCAAGAGCTTTAACAATATCACCACTATTTTTAATGCCACCGTCCGCAATAACCGCCACATTATGGTGAGTCCTTGCACATTCTACGACTGAATCCAAGGAAGGCACACCATGACCAGTTTGAATACGAGTGGAACAAATACTGCCACCACCAATACCAACGCGAATAGAATTAACTGCCCAATCAGCCAGATTATTAAATCCATCAAGCGTTGCCACATTTCCTGCCATGATATGTGGGGCATTACCCAATTCTCCCCTTAAATGAGAAAGGGCATTTTTTACCAAGATGTGATCTCCATGAGCTACATCTACACATAAAATACGTGCTCCTAAATTAACTAGTTCGGTTGCACGCTTTAAGTAATCCCCAGTTATACCAATTGCGAAACCAACTTTACTTGGGTCAATATTCTCAAATAGTGTCTCTGCAATTTGTACTTGTTGTTCTACAGAATTATATCTATGAACAATACCAAGACCTCCCATTCTAGCTAAAGTAATAGCCATAGGGATTTCGGTGACTGTATCCATAGGGGCAGAAATAATAGGAAGGTCAAACCATAAATTTCTATCTTGGTCTAACCAGTTTCCAATATTTACTTCTTTTCTAGATTCAATGTCAGAATATTGCGGAACAATTAAAATATCATCATAGCTAAGACTTTCTCGCTCAATTCTCATATTACCTCTCAAAATTTTTTAAGTGTTGAACAATATAATCATAACTATAACCAGATTCTGGGTCAGCATCGTTCTCTGGATACTTTATGTTATATACCTTATTTTTATGAACAATAAATAGTTCTGGGACTCCATCGATATCAAAAGCTTTGGCAAGTTTTGATTGCGAAACTACATTAATAGAACCAAAATCAAATGTGTCTTTGTATTCCTCGCAAATCTTGTTGTAAATTGGAGACAAAGCTTTACATAAATGACAAGAAGGGCTGTACAGTTTTATAACATATGGTTTGTCAGATTGTGCTACAAGCTCAAAATCATTTAGTGTAAGCTGTTTTACACTGGACTTATTCGTTAGTTTTATTTTCATAATAAGAAATTAACCTTTCCACATACCATTTTGCTTTTCGCAAATCTTCAAGTGGTTTCTCTTTATATTTATAGCGAGAAATGTATTTTATCGCATTTCCAGCACAGAAATTTTCACCCATGCCAATATTTTCTATATAATCAATAACTTCAATTTGTCCTTGATTATAGTGAGAAGGATGATTTACCTTCTCTTTATCTTCAAATATAGATTTGGCTAATTCCATCAGTTGTAATTTATCTATATCAGACATTTATTTTCTCTGCATCTTCTGCCCAAGCTTGTACATCTTTCCAACATTCGGGGCAATAAACCTTTACCGTTTCAGACTCTTTGAAAATATTTACGGTCCATTCTGTAGCCGCTTCTTTACTATGCTTATCAAATGGTTTGGAACAGCCTACACACTTATTAGGTAGTTTGTCAAATAAAAATGTTGCTTCTTGAATGGCACGTTGCATCTTTTTTTGTTTTCTTTGACTCATATTATCGACCCGTTGATCCAAAGCCACCAAAACCACGGGAGGTATCGGTTAGCTCTTCGACAAACTGAAAATCATCGTTTGAGATACGCTCTGGAATAGCTTGAGCAATTCTATCGCCTTTATGAAAAACAAAAGAAGTATTTGTTGTATTATGAAGAATAACCTTCCATTCTCCACGATAAGAAGAGTCAATAACACCAGCAAGAACATTAATTCCATGTTTCGCTGCAAGTCCAGAACGAGGGGCAACACGCATATAATATTCTGGATTGAAGGATGTAGCAATCCCTACAGATACTGCCATTCTTTGTCCGCCAAGCAAAATACCTTCCTCGGCAGAATAAAGGTCAATACCAGCATTACCAAATACTCTTTGTTCAAGATTTACAAAATTATCAAGTTTCTTCACTTTCAGATTTAGACTCATGTTTTTCCTTTGTTTGTTTCAATGTAACTAATCTCTGCAAACTTTCAATCCATTCTGTAGAGATTTCTATTTCTTTATTATCATCTTCAACGGGCCAACCACGCTTTGACCAATCTTCAATCATGGCTCTCCAAGCTTTAATTGGGATTTCAAGCTTTACTGATTTATTAGTTGCCTCAAAATTTACGTCGTAGATTTCAAGATGCACATTAGAAACATCAAATATCTCTTGATATAAATGATATTGTGAATCATGCGAAATAGTACACTTTGTACTCATTATATCTCCACAATAATTGGTGGGTTTTCTGGGTGATATCTACGATTTAGAGAGGAGCAATTAATGTAAAGTGTATCCTCAAACTTATGCGTTCCATATCCTTCGTGAATATGACCAAAAGCAAATATCTTAGGCTTTACACGATTCATAATATGGAACTTTAGAGACTTGCAACCAACGTTTTCTTGATGGTATGTCAAATCAAGAATACCGTGAGCAGGACCATGTGTAAGAAGAATGTCAGTTCCATCTGGGATTTCATGCCACTTCTTCTTTAGAGTTTCTTCATTCGCGTTGAAAGCCCAATTATAAAATATAGGTTGATAGGGAGAGCCATAAAAGTTTATCCCTTCAATTTGAGCAGATGAATCCTCTAGATAAGTAATGTCTGGATAATCACGAAGTAGCATTTTGGCTTGAAATTGAGATTCATAAAAAAGCCAATCGTGATTACCAGCAATAAATACCTTATGTTTTGCTGGTTGTTGATTGAACCAATGCAAAAAAGCAGCTACTTCTGGCAGAGTACCTTTAGAAGTTAGGTCACCAGTATGGATAAGGAAATCAGTAGGTTGAATACTGATTGCTCCATGTTTATTGTGCGTGTCTGATATAAAAGTAAGTTTAGGCATTTAGTAGCTCACGATATTTGAAAAGGCCAATTTCCTTTAGCTTACATTCTAGCATAATATCTACATCAAAACCATGCGTATCTGCAACATTTCGATAGCTATCAGAATGTGCTTGTGGAGGACACTTTATTCCTTGCTCTTCGGAACGAGACTCTGAATAATGTACAACAGGCTTGATGCTGCCCCACGTAGAAGTCGCCATATGAAGTGCATCGTATACAGACATACCACCAGAGTTAAGTGAATGATGATGATAGTCAAAAACAATTGGTATATTAGTTTTTTTATAAATAAGTTCATAAAGCTCGCTGGCATTGTAGAGGCTTGGTCTGTCGTCTACTTCTAGTGTAAATCTTCCCTTGATATTATCGGGCAGAGTTTCGTAATTCTTTAGAAACTGGTTTACTGCCGCTTGCTTATCTTTGTACGTAGCACCAACATGAATATTGATTTTGTTGTAATGTGTATTTGATAGACCCATAATATCCATAATGTCAGCATGGATTTTGAGGTCTGCAATTGTGTTCTTCGTTACTTGCTCGTTTGATGAAGTAAGCTTGTTGAAAGGACCGGGATGAAATGTAAGTCTATGCCCATTCTTTGTAGCATAATCTCCACACTTCTTTAGAATCTTAGATACTTCATCAAAGTTTGGCATGTTGTAGATACCATATTCGGATGCCCAAGGAAACATATCAGAGGACATACGATAGAATTTGATATTGTTTTCTTCGTTCCATAGAAGAATCTTGTAAAGGTCTTGCACATTTTGTAGAGCAAGTTCTGATGCGTATTGTACACCACGTTCATCAAAGGTTCTACGAATCATAGAACGATTGGTGGTAATACGCTTTTTGGCGGGTAGTTCGGAGAATTGATGAACGATGCAAGCATAACCAAGATTTTGAGACAAAGAAAAACCCTCTTGAGTACCTGTAGTGTATCTCAAGAGGGTTTAGTGGTCAAGCAATCATTTTCAGTTGTGAAGCGATATTTCTCATAGAAAATCCCCAAGAAGAATCATACTCGACTTTCGCCATATAAACACGATTCTTCAAGACATTTTCATTTGGCTTTACGCCCCAGCAACGAATTTGCACCATTGTATTTGTGTCATCAATTACTTCAAGAACAAGATAATCCTTGCCAGCAGCACTAGTCTTTCTAACACAGTTTCTGACTACAAACCAAGTAAGTCCAATTTCCTCGTCATATTCTCCAATTGGTGGAACATACTTCTCTTCAAGTCTCTTAGAGATTTCTGGAGGTAGAACCATAGAAACTGGATATTCGCCTGTTAGATCAGTCAAATACTCAATCTTTTCTTCCAAAGAGAAATCGCCTTCTGGTTTATAAGTCTCGATATTCTGATGGAAAATCTTCTTATTCTTTGGACGGTCTACAGCTACAGCAGACCAGAAGTGTTTGGCACCTGTAAATCTGCTATCAATAAGGCTGTCGCAAGCACCAGCACGAATAAGAACGTCAAGTGCTTTCTTATTTAGCTTAGAATAAGAAACATTCTCATTGAACAAGAAATCCTCAACATTATTGAAAGGACGATTATTTAGAATTTGCAACATCGCAGCTTCTCCAAGTCCTTTGATTGAAGTAAGTGGAGGAACAAATTCCTTCCCATCAGCAGTAATTTCCCAAACCTTTCCAGACTTATTGATATTGAGTGTAGAAATGTTGTATCCAAGAGACTTTACAGTATTGATTGCCTTTTCTTTACGGTTGATTTTATCGTCCTTGCTTGTATCCTGTTCAGATTCTTTTTCAAGGAACGCACAGAGCCATTCACATTCATAGTAAGTTGCAAGCCAAGCACATTGATATGAAAGGATTGAATAGCAAACGGCGTGAGACTTATTGAAACCGTAACCAGAGAAATACTCAAAGGTTTCCCAAAGTTGTTGAGCTTGCTTTTGAGTAATTCCTTTCTCTCCGCAACCTTCAATAAACTTCGCATGAATCTTATCTTTTTCTTCAAAGCCTTTTCCAGTTCCTTTTTTGGTAAGTAGTTTACGAAGTTTGTTACCCTCGTCAAGAGATACGTCCTTACCAAGTTTGTGTGCTAGAAGTGCAATTTGTTCTTGGAAGATAAGGAATCCATAAGTCTCTTTGGTCACTTCTTTTACAAGTGGATGAAGATATTTGACTTTGTATGGATTTTCCTTTGCATCTGCATATTGTTGGTCTACACCCGCAGAAAGAGGACCGGGACGATAAATAGAAGTAATAGCAGACAAATCAATGATATTGTTTGGCTTTACACGCTTACAGAAGTCTTGTGCTCCACGTTCAGTAAATTGGAACACTCCAACCCACTTACCTTCGTGAAATACGTTCTGATATATCTTTTTATCAGACAGATTCATCTTTTCTGGATGGAGATTATCGTTATAGAACTTCTTGATTTGGTCAAAGGTTGGTTCTTGAATATTGTGGTGACGCTTCAGAATATGACGAATACAAGATTCAATCATCTTTAGAGTTGCAAGTCCAAGAATATCGAACTTAATAAATCCCATTGGTTCAAGGTGACGAACGTTTTGGCCCTCAGACCAAGGAGTTTGACGTACACCATCGGAATTAATTAGCGGCATATAATAATCAAGCTGTTCGCCTACGACCACGCCGCCAGCGTGTCTACTACAATTTGAAATAATCAAGCTATTAGCTACCAAATTTGGATGGTTGTTTAAAAATTGTTTACTATCAAGTAGATGTTTAATGTCGTAAACTTTATCATTACGAAGTTTGGTTATTGCTTTTACTTTTAATGGCTTCACGTAAAAACTCCTTTATTTGTTCTGTAGTCAGATACTTTAATTCGCTTTCCCATAACGTCAATACACTAAACCCATTATCTTCAGCACACACTCTTTTGTTGTATGTAAAAGCATTACTCAATACTAAAAAGTAAATCGTTTTCTGTCAATTCTTTTACTTGTTTGTATCCATCTTGAGTAAGGACTTTGTGATCTTCTGTTAGTTCGATTGTAGTACCATCTTCAAGTTCTACCTCATAAACTTCTTTTGTTCCTTGGAAATAAATTTCGTATTCATCATTAAAATGAATGCTATTATCTTCTCCATAATAAGCAATCTTATCACCATCTTCAATATCCACTACGCTTTTATAGCCATCATTAGTAAGGATTCCTACCCTGTCAGTAAAACAGGAACGTACTTGACCATACAAAGCATCAATGTGATTTGCAATGTGTGGATATTGTACCAAAAAGTCCTGTAGAGACTTAGAATATTTCTTTACTTCCTCAAATGTTGGAGTATAGACACCAGCTTTCATACCGTGGTCTTTCTTAGCTAAAGGTATAGCTTCATTCATCATTTTGGAAGTTACTTCATTTACTTCCTTGAATGGAATATTGTAGAACTTGCTAATATCCTTTACAAGAGACTTTAGCTGTAGAGTATTCCAGTTAGAAATAGGAACAACAGTAGTATCACCCCATTCTTTGATTAGAACATCCTTGAGTACCATAGGGTCAGAAACGTCATAATCAATATCTGGGAAACCATCTTGATTCTTCGTCATAAAGCGGCTAAATAGAAGTCCATGCTTTAGAGGGTCAACCTGTGTAATTCCAAGTACATAAGAAACAAGAGAACCAGCAGCAGAGCCACGACCAGCACCAACGAGTTGAAGTTGTTGTGCCTTATCGGAAATAGCCTTCATCGTAAGGAAGTATTTACTAAATCCTCGGTCCTCAATAACATCAAGCTCATATTCAAGCTGATTTACGTAATCACTATTTTCAAGAAGTCCAAGATTACGCAGACCTTCCATACAGAAATGCTTTAGTGCCTCACCAGCAGTAAAGCCAGCAGGAACAACGAATTCTGGTAGGCGAACGGTAGCATCTGGCATAAACTTTTGGATTCTATTATGAGCGATATTATAAGTCTCTGTAATAGATTTCATGACCAAATTATCGTCATATTGAACGGGAGAAAGTGCAGAATACTTCTTGTAAGCATCCCACATTTGGTTACCGTTCTTTGGATATAGTTCATAACCAATTTGCTCAACGCCACTTGGAAGTTGATTATCTCCCCACTCTGGCTTCCCGCTTCCAAGCCAACCAAGACGCTTATAAAGTTCGCGGTCCTTCCAAGCATCTGGGTTTGGATAATGTGAATCACAAGTAGACACAAGACCAATTCCAAACTCTTGGTGCATCTTGATAATATAATTGTTTAGAATATGCTGCTCTGGTACGTTATTCCATTGAAGTTCACCATACCAACGGTCACCAAAAATAGCAACCATACGCTTTGTCATATCTCGGAAAGAATCAAGAATAGCTTCTTCGCCCTTCTCACGATTCTCCCAATAACAACCAGCATAAACACCACCCAAACAAGCGGAAAGGGCAATCACATCTTCGTTATACTTTTCTAGCAGAGCAAGATCAATACGAGGATAACGATAGAAGTTTTCGTTACGGTAAGACTCTGAAATAAGCTTGAAAACATTATTCAACCCCTTTTGACTCATAGCAAGCAAAACCAAATGACGACGACGATTGATTACAGACTTGTTTTCTTTCTTTGCTGCTGCTTCATCTTCAATAGTAGCACCAGAAATAGATTCATCATCTGTTACTTTATTTTTTTTATCATCCTTATATCTTTCATACTCTATACGCCAATCCTCTATAGAAGGAATGAAATATGCTTCAACACCAAAAAGTGGCTTAAATTGCTTACCTTCTTGTATCATTTTTTTAGCATGAAATACCTGATAACCTAACGAATTCATGTGTCCATGATTTGTGATAGCCATAGCATCCATGCCATTAGAATAAGCATAGTTCATATGCTCACTTGGCAAAGACATACCATCAAAAATAGAAAACCCATCGTGAGCATGTAACCCAACAAAAGGAATATTCATACTTACCTCTATTGTTTAATAACTCTCATCTTCATCGTCGTCAACTTCATATTCATAACCATCACCAGACCAATATGCTATTTCTGGTGGGTTATCTTGTTCTTTTTGTTCTGGTTTTGGAAGAGATTCTGTCATTTTGCACTCCTTTATTTCACCATCTGTAAATTTAAGTTTCCATGTTTCATAAGCACCATAAATTTCAATCCAACCATGAAAATTAAGGTCAAGCAAACCTATAAATTCAGATTCAATTAAATGAAAGATGTTTTTTCGTCTTTCTTTTGGAACAGGGTTGTATTTGTATATTTTTTTATAAAGACGATTATCCTCAAGTATATAATGATCCATAAGGCAATCTAAGTCTTTTGATTGATATTCACCAGCATCTGGACCATTAGGAATATCTTTTTCAATTTCAATACTATCGAACATACTCATCATAAGTCCTCCCCATATTTGTATCTAAACTCAGAAATGTGTCTTGCTCTAAGAAACTTTGGTTTTTTTAAATTCAAGTAATAATTCTGGTCAGTCGCCAAAAATCTTCTATATGTGTGCCAGCAATGAATACCGTGATACCATCTTATATTTTTCTGAATGTCGGTTTCGTAATCATCAAATATATTTTGTAATGTAAAGAACCTAGCTCTAAATTGTTTATGTTTAGGTAAAGTAACTAGTTCTCCATTTTCATTACGTTCGGTCTTTCTGGCACCTTCTTTTATTTTATTAAAGAAGTCTTTTATCTTTTCTGGTCTAAATGAAAAACCCAAATATGAACCAGTTTTGACACTTTCTCCATTATAATACGCCATAACTGTTTTATTTTTTGCCATTTCTTTTCTCAGAGAACGAATAAACGTTGGCTCATAAGCTCCAAATGGGAAAGCTACATAAAACATAGTAGGAGTTGAAGCTTCTGATATTCTTTTTGCAACTTTGGTAGCATACATGGCACCTTGTACAATAGAAAAAGGAAGTCCATCTACTTTGTCCCTAAACTTTGGATGGATAGGTACATAAAAAATAGGTATAAGTCTTTGATTTTTTACATCTTTTAAAAAAAATCTACGTCTTGAAAATTTAATATCTTGATAAATTGGGTCTAATATGAAATCTTTTATTCTTCTTCTCAAAAGAGGAGCAATATCGTCGTTACAAATAATCCAAATAGAAGAACAACCAGCATAAGCGCACTCAAAAACTGCTCTTTCAACTGCCAAATAATCTGGTCCAATAGGCATCATACAATCGTGCCAATCAAGATTAAAATCTTTTCTTTGACCAGCCACAGGAACAATACCTGCTATGTTGTTTTTGATAACTTCCATATTTTATCTACTTCTTGATTTGGTTGGTACTGCTTCATAATAGATTCTATATCATATAACATATATAAAATGTTGTCAATGTCTTCGTAAACATTCTTTGGTTCTACAATAATTCTTTCTTTTAGTGTATATCTAACTTGTTTATATCTTTGTATATGTTTGTGTATATGATGGAATCCATTTGCTTTGCCTTTTATTCCATACTTCTTGAATATGTCTTTTAATCTAAACTTTATATTATATTCTGCAAGATCCCTATCCATTTCTTTTTTGGTTTTGAACGTTGAAATTAAGAATCCATCTTTATATCTCGTATCATTAGGGGGTGAAACAAACCATAATTCTGATATTATGTTGTTTTTATTGTCTTTTAGTAAATCATATTCGTGAGCATACATACTATTGAATTCAACATAATCATAAGAGGTAAATTTACCTACTTTTAATTTTGCTGGCCCTAGTCCTTCAATGCCTAAATCATCAAACAACAATATCTTTTGCGGTTCTATTACTAGAAGCCTATTGTTTGAGTTTATTCGAAGAGTACCATTATCAATTCTTAAAGAATTCACCTCACCCGTAATAGGAATTTGACCAGACATAGATAAGCAGAACATAAGATTATTCCATAAATCTAACTTGTTTATACCTAAGTTTATATCACCTAAGTTTGATTTTATAGTATGGGATTCGGAATCAACCAATGGAAAAGAAAAAGCTGGCTCAAAATGCTCAAACTCAAATGGGCATCTTAAGCCAGCAAAGAATACTGGATATTTTGTTATATAAGCGTAAAGTAAGGCTTCTAAACTAGAACCTACAATTACAGTATCATATTTATGAACCGTGTTTCTCATTCCTAATCTTTTGATAGGCTTTCACCGTAATTGGATAAAGGTCAGAAATAATATCTAATACTGCTTCTGCTGCTCTCTGAATTTCCCATTGTGCTCCTTCATGTGTGCGAAGGTCTACAAACTTTAGGATATTGTTCAGATTGGCAGAACAATAATATTCAGTATAGAGATTTTGAGGAAGAACACCACGGGCTTGCTCACGACATACACCAAGTTCCATCATTTTATTGTAAAGCTCAACACTTTCAATATGATGGTCCCTAACAGCATCTTGTACTCTACGACCTTGTATCCATTGGTCTGGTTCTTCTACCCAAGGATTAATTAAATCTTCTGTATTACTTGCTTGGCGGTTGCTTTTATGCTGTGTTCTAAATTGTTTTGGTTCATAAAATTGAAGGTTTTCTTCCGTATAGCGTCTAGAAATTTCATTATACGACCAAGTTCTGTGTCTATGGTGCTGTGAGCGTACAAATAGTGGAACCTTAAATCTAAAGGTTACAAAGTTGTGCTCCAATACAGAAGTATGACGATGCCTAATAAGGTAATCAATAAGCTTTTGATCATTAGTGTCTAACTCTTCTTTGTGTTTTCCAAAACTAACTCTAGCACTATTAACTACAGTTAGGTCGCTCCCGACAAAATCAACAAGTTCTACTTTACCAATTCCATCATCATATAGCTGAATGGACTTCATTATTATTCCGTTTTTGATTCAACTTCTACAGTACCGCGAAGAGTACGATAAGTAGCACGAAGTTCATCAAAGTCTACTTCTTGCTTCATAAGTCGATAAGCTTTTACGGCGGTGCGAATATCCTCTTTTGTAAGCCATCCATTCTCAATATATTCAGTTCGTAGGTCTGTGCGTTGGTCCTTATAAGGTTGTATAGCATCTTCAATTGTTGAAAGAGAAGAGATATAATTTACGATGTGGTCTTCTTTTAGTGTTTCATTAACTGACATTATTTCTCCATTTTTGAAAGTTGATATTCTAACTCACGAATTTTACTGTATTCATATTCCATCATTCGTTCGTGATGCCAAATGTATTTACTTGTCTTGCTTTTGTCAAGTATGAGAATTTTTCTATTATTTATGCTTTCTGTTAGTTTACTAATTTCATTTAGTATATCTTCTTTATTGTATAGTATGTTTTTTTCCATCTTTTTGTTTAAAATTCCTGTGGGCATATCCATCCTCAAAAAACGGAATAACAAATTTCTTTGTTTTCTTCCCTTTGCCTACGGTTGAATACATATCCTTTCTACTTATAACCGCTGGGTCTGGGTGAGTCAACACCATTGATACAGGTTCTGTTGGACTTTCACCAGAAGCGGAATCAATATAATGAAATAAAAATTCATCTGGTCCGATTCTTTCTCCCCAAATAATCGATTCTTGCCCAAAGTGTTTACCAAGCTTTATCATGGTTTCTTTTGTGACATTGTTGATAGCAAAAGATTCTTCTTCAGCACCAGCAAATTTACCACCAATACGATAATGTCCAAGGTTCATGTATCTTAGAAAGGCAATAAGTTTTTCATTTTGCTTTTGGTTGAATTCTTCTGATTGTTTTTGACCATCTGGATTTTGGGCTGTCATAATACCAACAGAATTAATATTATTTCTTTCACCCTTTAGAGCTTTTACAACTCTATCATAAGCAGAGCGTTCGGTCAATAGATTACTTTCTTGTAAGGTTTCTTTTACAAGCTTTCTAAGTTCGTTTAGGGTGATAGACAAGATTTATTCCTCCAATGGTACTACTACGGCAATTACATAATTGTCTGTAATTAAATAGTAATTTTTACCATTTAGTTCTATCTTTTCAAGCATTTGTGTAGGAACAAGAATAAAAGAATCTGGTGAATAAACGGCAGTAGAATCCTCAATTACCTTAACTACTTTATATCTTTCTACTTCTTCATATTCGTTTGGAACAACAAAAGTACGTTCTTCAACTTTTTTTTTTATTTCAACTGGTTCTACAAAGATATATCTATTTCGTGGAGATAAAAACATTTGTGTCCTCTAATAATTTTTGATTTAATTTATATTCATCAACAGTTAGGAAGTTAGTTGTTCTTTTATTGCAATACTTACAAATAAAATCAATACTAATCATATTTGAAATAGTTGTTTCTATTCTTCCAGATAAAACCCAAAAGTGTTGTTTACTGTTTGGGTCTGTTTTATTACATTTTTGATTTGCGTCTATTCTTGGTACTAAATGGTTTAGTTTCATAACAAAAACTCCCGATAGGCTAAATATAATAACCTATCGGGGATAATGCAATAGTTATTTAGATATTTTGTAATAAGTCTATGGTTGTGCTAAATGCCTAAATAGTGCCTATCCGCAGCGAGAAAACCCACAATCTCCACAGGTTACACAACCATCTTGATAAATAAGATTTGTTGAATTACAATCTGGACAAGTCTTCTGGCTGCTTACTCTTGTTCCATCTGGTACGTATTGCTTCAGTACTCTTGCAATAACTCTGGCAAAGGAGAACATATCTGAGCTTTCATCTTTCTGAAGTTGTTCTACTACGTAATTGATTTTGGCTCCGTGACGAAGTGAAAGAGATAGTAAACGAGTAAATGATGAGTAGTTTGCATTATCAAATACTTTTACTACGTCTTTTACGGTAAGTTCATCAACGACTAAATCATAACGTGCTTGTGTCTTTGTGAGAGAAGTCTTGATTAGTTTACCCTTCTTTGCAGTTCTTGGAAGGTCTACAATTTTGTTAGCACCACCAATAACTTCATAAGGTTTACCATCAAGAAGCCCAATAAGAATTGTCCACTTTTCACCCTTTACAGAAACATTGTGGATATCACACTCTACTTCAGATGGACGTTTTGGTGCATCATGTTGTGGGAATGTCTCTTTCTTGGTTTCTGTAAGAAGAACACCATCACGGGAACCATCAACATAAACTGTAATTCCTTTTAGACCAAGCTTCCAGCCAAGTTGATAAAGTTCAGAAACTGTATCAGCAGAAGTACCCTTTGGAAGATTGATTGTTGAAGAAATAGAGTGGTCAATGTGTTTTTGAATTACACCTTGAATCTCTACACGACGTTTCCAATCAATCTTATCTGATTCTGTAAAGAAAGAAGGAATTTGGTCTGTTTCATTCTTAGAAAGATATTCTTGTACATTGTGATGATAAACTCGGTATTCAGCCCAACGGTCACCAGTAACGTCTACGAATGCTGCTGCTTGGTCTTGCTCATTGTGAGAAAGTTTACGACGACGAATGTAGAAGTTACGGAATACTGGCTCAAGTCCAGAGGAGGTCTGAGACATAATAGAAACAGAACCAGTAGGAGCATTTGTTAGAATACTAATGTTTCTACGTCCAAATGTCTTGATTGCATTTTGGATTGCAGTTGGAAGAGATTGAATAAATGCATTATCTTTCTCCTTCTCCCAATCAAACACAGGGAATGAACCACGCTCTTTAGCAAGCCATGTAGATTCTGTATAAGCACTTTCTTTTAGAGTTGAATAGATTCTATCAATTACAACGAGAGCTTCTGCGGAATCATAAGCAAGTTTCATGCAAGCAAGAGCATCTGCAAGACCATGAGTGCCAAGACCTGTACGACGACCATTCTTGCAAGCATCATAAAGTTGTTGCCAAAGAGCCTTTTCATCTTCTGTATTTGCTGCATCAATAATTGAAAGCAACTTCTCAAGTTCCAAATCAATCAAATCATCAGATAGACGCATAGCGTGTTTAACTACAGTCTCAAAATGTTCGTAATCAAAAGCAGCATTATCTGTAAATGGATTTGTAACAAATGATTTGAGGTTTACTGAGATAAGTCTACATGAATCATAAGCAGAAAGAGGAATCTCACCACATGGATTTGTAGTAAGAGTTTTAAAGCCTACATCTTTATATGATTCTGCTGGTAGATATTTCTCAATATTACCCCACATCAAGAGTCCGGGTTCTGCGGTTCTCGTGGCTGAGTCAACGATGGTTTTCCAAAGTTCTCTGGCTCTAATAGTTTTAGTGTAAGTAGGATTAGAGGAATCAACAGGAAATCTAAGAGTAAAATCCGCATCCTGTTGGACAGCTTCCATAAAATCGTCTGTGATTCTGATTGAGACATTTGCACCTGTTACTTTTGTTAGATCATGCTTCATTTTAGCAAATTTGTCAACATCTGGGTGTCTTACGTCAATAGAAATCATAAGAGCACCACGACGACCATTTTGACCAATCATACGACAAACATATGAATAGAAGTCTGCAAACGACCAAGCACCTGTAGTAGTACCAGCAGAATTGTTTACTGCCATACCTTCTGGACGTAGATTTGTAATATCAAGACCTACACCACAACGACGCTTGAAAAGGTTAGCAAGATGTTTCCCAGAATCTACAATAGAAGAAACATTATCGTCTGGTGAAGCAACTACAACACAATTTGAAAGTGATGCGTTTACAAAACTATTTCCAATACCAAACATTGGAGAACCTTGTGGAACAATGTACTTAAAATCTTTGATATATGAATAAATTTGTTCTTCTGATAGGGCAGACTTTCCACCATATCGTGCTTCAATACGAGCGAACTCTTTAGCCAAACGACGATGTAAGTCATTTGGGGTAAGCTCTATATATAAGCCTGTAGTATCTTTTAGGGCGTATTTGGTGGTAAACACGTTTGCTGATAATTCATCACCATTAAAATATTGTAAACTTGCCTTGTTTACTTGTTCTCTAGTGTACATTCATTGTTCTCCGTTTTTTTGGTTTTCTTATGTCTTGAATACTTCTTCTTTAAGTTTTCTTCTTGCTCTTTCGCAGACTTGGTAACGATTTCTGATGGAGTTTCGCCAGTTGAGGGAAGCATTCTGATACTAACATTTCCCGTATCCATATTGATTGGATATACCAAACCATCTGGACCGTTTCGGTTTTTAGCGATAAACATTCTACCACCATTTATATTCTTATCTTCAACTGTACGAGATACTGAGAAAATCAAATCTGCAACAAAACACTTATTGAAGGCTTCACTAATTGACTCCATCGTAATAACTTCTGCATTTAGACCAGAGCGATTTGTTTGAGAAGCGGTCCAAACAGGGCAACCAACTTCTGCTGCAATTCCTCTTAGTTCTTCATAAATAGTCTCAAGTTCTTGCCTCTTCTCTTTTTGATTTGAAATAGGTTTGAGTAGATCACCATAATCAACAATAATCATATCGGGAGTAATACCACGGACCTTTAGCTTTTCAAGATGCATACGAATGGTGTTAGTGCTTGCTGTTTTGGTAGGATACTCCTTTACAATAAGCTTACCACTCATATCCTTAATCATATCAAAAATTTGGTCTTTATATTGAGGCAACTCACGAATAGCAAATGAAGTATAACAACTATCATAGCGAGAAGCAACAACAGTATCACCTAATTCAAGAGTATAATGAATAACCGTCTTTCCTTGTTTTAGAGCCTCGGTCCCAAGATGTACAAGAACCATTGATTTACCAGCACCCGTAGGAGCTACAACTACGCCAAGTTCACCACGACCAAGGCCACCTTTTGTAAGATGGTCCATTTCACCCCAACCAGTTGAAACAGGATTACGGGACTTAATTTCAAAACGCTTCTCAAAGTCTGCAATAAAATCATACCCAACATCAGCGGATACACCAAGCTTTAGTGCATCATTGATTGTCTTTGAGATTTCATCAAATGAAGCAGATTGAAGAAGTTTTACAGACTTCAACATAGCTTCCTTCAACTTTTGCTTCTTACAAAAGTCTAGAGAAGTTTCCTTGATATACTCCGCACCATCTACTTCTTTTGCATGAATACGAGCAAAGTAATCCCGTACTTGCTTCTGTAGGGCTTCGTTTTCTTCGCCCAAAGAATCACGGAGAATAGAAGTCATAATGTCATAAGATGGATGCACCTTATAACGGTCTTTATAATCAAACATCTTCTGTACAAAGGTTTGAAGGTACTTGAGTTCCAAAAACTCAATATTCATTACTTCTTTGATTTGGTCACAGAAGGTTCTATCGTTTAGCATAAGTTGGACAAGGTTCTCTTGAAATACCTTGCCAAA